CCCCCCCCCCCCTTCTTACGTTTTCTTTTACACAATCCTGTGTCCCATGCGTGCTGAATATTTTCAGCCTGTGTGACCCATTCAAGTTGTGATGCCCGGCAATCATGCTTCTTGCCTTTCTTATGGTTCACAATGTTCTTTGTTTCAGGGTCAGGATTTGGAACGTGTGCGACCGCCACAAGAATATGTAATCTGCAATTTTCACCATCTAACTTCACCCGCAAATAGCCATTTCCGTCATCATAAGATGTCAAAATATTTCCTGTTCGTATGTTCCTGACTTGCCCCATGATACTTACTTCATAATTTGGGTGATCATCAATCACTTTCCATTTCTTTCCCAAGTCAATCACCTTCTAACTGTTCATTGAAGGTTTTCTGATTCCTTAAAACACTTTCTGTATATTCCGTTGAAAATACATCCTTCTGCCATAATCGTGTAGCACCTGTTTCACCAAGGTTGTAGCACATCAACACAAGTTCTGTGTCTTGGTACTTTTCAAACAACTGTCTAAGGATGAAGCACCCGGCACGCATATTCTGATATGGGTCAAGAAAATCTGTCACACCAATGGTTTCAGTCAGCCATTCATGGTTGATTTCATTTATTTGCATATACCCATAATCATTTGATTTACTTACCACACCGGGTGTGAATGTTGATTCTGTTTCAATCAATCCCATAACAAGTGCAAAGTCCAAATTGTAACCGCTGCATAAGTAATACAGAAATTCTTGATGTTCAATTGGCATATCACATTCAAGTGGCTGAAAATCCAAATCACCTGAACCCCAGTCAAGGGATATTTCTTGTGTGAAATGCCTGTTGTCATAACTTCCATATAACGTGTATTCAGGGTTATTTGTTCCAACCTGTTCAGTTGTTGCAGTTGCATTTTTCTGTGCGTTCCTGTTGGTTATATGAGTTTTTACACCATACCCAACACCGAACCCAACCAGTAATGAAACAACGGATATAATAATCAGCAATATCATCAGTCTTTTTGCCATTGCCCGTCTGTTCATATTTCTTTGATAATTGGTCATTAGTTACCGTCCACCTTTCTGAATAAGTCATCTGTCAATTCTTTCCCCAGTTTCAAAGATTCAAGGTTCATTTCTTCAATGCTGCCTTTTACCAGTAGGTAATAATAAAAACAGGTGCTTGTCTGACCTATGCGGTGAATACGTTTCTTTGACTGTTCCCAAAGATCACATGAACCTTTACCCAGTGGTAGGGAAAAATATATAATTTTATTTGCCTTCTGATAATTACCACCCATTGCACCCGCCTGATACTGGATGAAGGTGATTGAATTATCATGTTGTTCATACGCATTTTTGTCACACTCACCACCACGAATGACTGAAACAGGTCTTTCCAATGATTTTGCAATCCTTTTAAGTGCTTCATATTCTGCGGTGAAGTTATAAAATACAATCAGCCTGTCATTGGTGGATTCCACCAAATCCTTGAAGGCTTCCAATTTTTCCTTATGCCACTGACTGCATAACTGCCGGGCATATAATAACTTGGTCAGTGAATTGTCACCAATCAGTTCAATCCTTGGTGTCACATCCGTGCCACTGAAATCTGAATCATCCTGAAATTCAATCAGGTTCAAAGTATCAAGTACCAAGTAGTTGTTTTTCATAAATTTCTTGTATTCCTTGGACTGTGACACATATATTTTTTGTTCAATGCGTTCAGGAAGGGTCAAAACTTCTTCTGTTTTCATAAACACCGCACCAAACTGTGCAAGTTTCTTTTTCAGGTGTTCCACGTGCTTATAACCAACAATGACCTGACGGTTATACCCATCATCTTCAACCCACTTTGTATCAACATAGGATTTCCAAAACGCATCTTTTGTGATGTTCCAACCAAGTAATTTCAACTGTGACCATAATGCTTCATACTTTCCGCTTGTTGGTGTTCCTGATAGAAGAATCACACTTTCAGGTTTCAGTTTCAGGATGAATTTTGACCGTTTTGCAGTTTCATTCTGAATCAAACTGGATTCATCCAACATCAGTGTGAAGTTTTCCAACTGTGTCAGCCAACCCCTTCTGAAAGCCAATTCATAATTGATGATTGCAACCACATCCTTCATTGGTCTGTCATCATACAAATCCTTGGTTTCATACCAGTTCTTGAAGGTCAACCCTTGTGATTTCTTGGTCAGGTCAAATATGGTGAAATCCGGGTAAAAAGTTTTGAAGTGTTCAATCCAATCTGAAACCTTGGACTTCTGACATATCAGCAAGTTCACCTGATTGTTCAGTTGCCACATTTTTTCAGCACCCACAAAGGTCTTACCCAGTCCCATATCAAGGTAGTATGCAACACGGTTGAACTGTTCAGTGTGTTTCAGCACATCACTTTGGTGTGGCATCAACTGCAATCTGTTCATTATTCATCACCGCCTTCATTCATATCATCTTGGCAGCACTCACAAACATCATCTTCATGTTCATCCGGCATCAAACAACCACATACTGCACAATGTTTCATCAGATCACCACACCTTCAATTTCTGCAAATCTTATAGCATTGATGAAGTACACCCAACGGTTTTCACTGGTCTTAATTGCATAACCCCAAGGAAATACACCTTGCTGCAACCCTTTACGAACTGTGTTGTGATTCATGTGCATTACCTTGGCAACTTCCGTCACATCCAAGGTCTTTATACCGTCCGTATTGCCTTTGACATTCAACTGAACCTGTTCACTGTTCTGTTCAAAGTAGTCCGGGGTCAGTCCAAGTGATACTGCAATATCACGTTGCACTTCTGCGGAAGGGGTCTGTTTGCCGGAAATATACTGACTGATTGACCCTTTACTTTTTCCTGTCAGGCTGACTACCTTTGCCTGATTGATTCCTAACTGCTGCATAGCACTTTTCAATTTGTCACTAAAATTCATATTGTCACCTATTCCTTTCTTTGAGTTAAGAACTCTTAACTTTTTCAGTAAAAAATAAAACTGGTATGAACTCATAAGGGACTGAAAGCAAGTCACACGCAAGGTTCATTTCAGCCTGTGTCCAAGATATTTTATTGTTTAACTTGGCAGACAGGGTTACGGTTGACATCAGCATTGCAACCGCAAAATCACTTTCAGTTCTAAACACTTCCTTGATTTTGCCCCTTAACTTTGAATAGTCATACTCTTTCATTGCCATTCTATTCACATCCTTCCTGTTCAGCATCCGGGAATACATTATTGTTGTACTGCTTTCTTACAGTCACATAAACCTTGCCTTCTTCATCAGTTCTGAAATTATTCAAGGAATATTTGATTTTTCCGTGCTTCAATCCCAAAACATAGGCTTCATATTCAGTTCTGCAATCGAACTGTAATGACTGTTCAATGAAAGCGGACAAAATACGTTTTGCCATCTGATCACCCCTTTCTTACAGTTCCTTCAAAAAGTTGTCTATTGTCAGCACATCCGTACATCAATCAGGTGATGCCTTGACCCTATCAGATTTCACCTTAAAATCTGCAAACCTGTCAGCCAACATTGAACCTTTTGAACGGTAATGTTCAAACCGCCACGATTTTCACATTAAAAACCGCAAAAACCTGTTGACCAATACACAATAGACAATTTTTTGAAAGAACTGTACATATATCATCCTATTCCGTGATAAACCGCTGCAACGGTTTTTTTCTAAATGGGTCAGGGGCGGTGGATGGTCTGCACCTGACCCAAGTTCAGAACAAAGTGCTGTGTCATCTCGTGCGGTTGATTCTTCCACTTAACGGTTTCTTGGTTTAGGGGTAAAGTGCTGATTGGTTCAGCCTGTTCAGTTTTCTTCAAATAGTGCTGACACTTTGCTTTCTTGCCCTACCGTTCCTGTTTTCTTCAACTACTTTGCCGGGTCATACTTATTCTTCACACACTCTATCTGCTATCCGGCAGCCTGACCACCATGTCACTTGTGTGTAGCCCTATCGTTGCACCCGATCTTTCCTACTTTCTTTGTTCTGTGGAAGTTAAGTTGTCTTAACTTCAAGTCAATACTAACACCTGTGATAAGATATGTCAATAGTTATTTTTAAGTTTTCTTAACTTTTTTCAAGTTTTGTTGAAAAAGTCTTAACTTTGTTTTATAATAATGGTGTACATATAATATAAGAAGGTGGTGGATGGTATGGCAGAAAGTTTTGGTCAAAGATTACAACAGGCATTAGATAATAAAGGTTGGAAACAGATTGATCTTGCCAACGCAACAGGGTTTTCCAAGGGAAGAATCAGCCAGTGGATTCACAACAAATACATTCCAACTGCTGACGGTCTGAACAAAATAGCCAATGCACTGAACGTTAGTGAAACTTGGCTTATGGGGCATGATGTACCAATGACTTATGACCGGGAACGTCTTGAAATGGGTTACCAAATATGTGACCTGTTTCAGAAGTGTTATGGAAAAGAAGCATACAAAGCAGTTTATGATTTTTTGAAACTGGATGATATTGACAGGGCAAAGATCGTTGAAAGAATCAATACTTTACTGGAAGATGAAAAGTATTCCGTTAAAAAAGAATCAAAGAACGCATAGGCAATATCATTGTGATTGATTTTAGGTAGCGGTGGTAGCGGGTAGCGGTTGCAATTCTATTCTTATATATTTTACTTTTTTATATTCTGTGACTTTATATAAAGGTCATATAAGAATGAAAATATAAAGAATGATAAAATAACCGCTACCAACTGCTACCATTAGGAAAACAAAGCATTTCCAACCGCTACCGTAACCGCTACCAGTGATACCAAAATGAAAGGATGGTGTATTTTATGTTTGGAAAAAAGAAAAGTGATGCAATCAATGTGATGCACTATGAAGGTATTGAAGGGTTTGCAACAGATTACCCTTGCACATTGGAAGTGAAGGAAGGTGTTCTGATCATCAAAAGATTGAAACCTGAAACAACCGTCACACTTCCACTGGAAAGAATTTCTTCATTCACCGCAATGGAAGAAAGAAGGTTCATGCAGCAGTTCAAAGGAAATGAACGAACCACATCAAAATCAGGAATTGGTAAGTATTACTTGGTGGTTCAGTATGACAAGGGTTCTTTGGTGTTTTGGGGGACTGCAAAGGAATATAAGAAATTCATAGAATTACAGAATAACGGTGTTGCAGCACCGTCAAGCATAGAACTATAAGAAAAAATGAACCCCAACCGTTGCAGCGGTCAGGGTTCTGATAACACTACATCACGGAATAGGATGATATAGGTGCTATGCAATCACAATTATATCATCCTGACCAGTGAAATTCAATCAGGAAAGGATGAATGCAAATGAAATTACCAAACGGTTACGGTTCAGTGTACCGTCTGCCGGGGAACAGAAGAAAACCTTGGGCGGTTCGTATCACTGTATCAAGGAAAGAAGGAAAGGATGGTCTTACACACTGGAAATATAAATACTTGGGATATTATGAAACCCAAGCGGAAGCATTGACCGCATTGGCACACTTCAATGAAAACCCGTATGATATGGATGCCAACAAAATCACCTTTGCAGAAGTATTTGAAAAGTGGTCTGCGGAACATTACCCAAAGGTATCAAAGTCCAATGTTCATGGTTACAATGCTTCATACCTGTTATGTGAACCAATCAAGTCTATGCGATTCAATGACATCAGGAAAAGCCACCTTCAAGGTGTGGTTGATGACTGCGGGAAGAATTACCCAACACTGCGTAAGTTGAAGGTGCTTTTTACAATGCTTTATAAGTATGCAATGCAGAATGATATTTGTTCCAAGGACTATGCACAATATGTTGACATTAACCAGTACAAAGACCGCAACCCAAATAAGTATGACCGTCAGCCTTTCAGCAAGGATGAAATCACAACTGTTTGGAACTGGAAGGATTCAAGTGAATATTTCACCGTTATTCTTATGCTAATTTATACAGGGGTTAGAATTTCAGAATTGCTTGACCTGAAAAAAGAAAATGTGAACCTTGAAGAACGTTGGTTTGATGTAATCGCATCCAAGACAGAAGCGGGTGTCAGAAAAGTGCCTATTGCAAAAAAGATGATGCCATACTTTGAATACTGGATGACCAAGAACGATTGTGAATATTTACTTTCCACGCCGGAAGGTAACCATTTTGAATATCGCAATTACTATGACAGTTATTGGAAACCATTTGTTGATCAGATGGGTATGGGTGACCATAGACCACATGACACCCGCCACACCTGTGTCACACTTCTGACCGCTGCGGGTGTGGATGATAAAATCATCAAGAAGATCGTTGGTCACAAAGGGCAAGGTGTGACAGAAATTGTGTACACACATTTTGACATTCAGCAGTTGATTGATGCCATTGATTTGATATAAAAAAGACCCCAGTGCATAACGCACTGGGGTTGATTTTTGCCCTTTTCTTGTAAGCAACGTGTAAGCAACTTGTAAGAAGCCTTACAAGGATTGTGCAAGATGAACAACGCTGAACTTGTTGTTTTTTCTGCATTTTCCTTTGTTGCATGGGGTTGTAAATTATCTCTTTGTAAAAGTGAATTGCACGTGTATTCTTTTGGTAAACATTTAAGTATAATTTCGTCTTCTTTTCTTTTACAAAATTCAACAGGAGCTTACCTATACCCTGCGACTGCATTTCATCACGGACAAAAATACCTTCCATATATTCATCGTTTAACCCTATAAAACCTTCTATCTGGCAGTCATTCTCATACACATAGACCTCTGCCTGTGGCAACATTTCTTTCACTAAATCAATATTGTTTTTCCAATATTGACCCGGAATAAAATAGTGTGCTTTTAAGTTGGTATCTAACCATATATCAACAACTCGTTCGATATCTGCTTTTTGTAATACTCTGATCATACTTCTTCAAACACCCTGTTCTGCTAAAATTTACAAAACCACCTCGAAGATCGTCCCTCCGGATGGATTGGACTTCACCGCAATACTGCCATCATGCACTCTTACAATTTCGCGGACCAGGGCAAGTCCCAGCCCTACTCCACCAAGCTCCCGGCTTCTGGATTTATCCACCCGGAAAAACGGTTCAAACACGCGCTCCTTAAGTTCCTCAGGGATTCCGGTTCCCGTATCCTCCACTGACAGATACACATGTTTTTCCTTCCGGTCTGCGGTTACTGTGACCTGCCCGCCCGAATGATTATATTTTATGGCATTCTCAACCAGATTGTATACCAGCCGGTAAATAAGGATGTCACTTCCGACCATCGTTATATACTTGCATTTTCCGATCAGTCTTATATTTTTGCCCTCTGCAAGAGGTTCCAGATCCTCCAAAACCTCATCCACCAGAGCATCTAAGATAATTTCATCATCCCTTCCTACTGTCTGAAGCTCACTCATGTCGAGAAGTGTCTTTACCATTTTGTTGAGTCTGTCGTTCTGTTCGGTAACCATCTTTATCATCTGTACCGTGTCTGCATCATTGTCCGGATGACTGTTGGAATGATACAGATCAAGCTGTACCTGCATCAGGGCTAATGGCGTACGAAGCTCATGGGCTGCATTTGCAGTAAATTGTCTCTGTATCTCAAATGCTTCCGAGAGGCGTTCCAGCATACGGTTATACGAAACGCTAAGCTGGTTCAGTTCCTTCACCTGGTTTTCTTCTATCCGTGAATCTGCCAGATTTTGCGCCTGCACCTTTTCGATCTTGTCAGAAAGCTCTCTGATCGGTCTGAGTGCATGCCCACTTATAAAATAGGTAGCCACTCCACCCAGAAGAGCCAATACTGCTGAAATGATCAAGCTGTTTTTCCTGTAATCCGCCTTATTATTATACACCTGAACAGAAAAGTCATTGGCGAACTCATCCCATTTGTCCTCCGGAATGCTGATATATATTTCCTCCGCATCGTCCGGCTGATCATCTCCCCGTGTATCCACAGCCTCTTGCAGGGAATCCATATAATATACACCGTTTTTATAGACGAGCATCGTCACGCATCCACATATCACCGCTATATATAATGTAATGATGCAGGTAAGTCTCCATTGCAGCGACATTTTTTTCATCTATCGGACTCCTCTCGTATTTTATACCCTTCTCCCACCTTGTTCAGAATCGGATCATATCCCAGCACAGCCTTAAGCTTTTTTCTAAGGGAAGACATGTGTACTCTGATTGCTCCGCTAAAGCTATCCACAGATGCATCCCAGACATGCTCCATCAATTCCTCCTGACTTACCGGTCTGCCCATGTTCAGAAGCAGATATTCCAGAATACCATTTTCTTTTCTTGTCAGGGATACCATTTCTCCTTTTGCATAAGCCTCACGCCTTACGGTATCGAACTTTATCTCACCGCTTTCCAGACATACATCCTTCTGCACAAACTTCCTTCT